ACTGTTGATCACTCAAACAGTATTGAAAGCTGCCCGTAATGCGTATCGCAAGAAATTACGCATGTTTGATTACCCAACTCTTCAACAATTATTGGAAAGCATTCGCGAAGATGCATTTTGCCCTGAATTAGTTTTCTCTACGCACGAAGCATTGGGTACCGGATCTAAACTTACCTTGCAAAAAATGGGTAATATGGACTTAGGTTTCAATACCGGAAAGTCAAATCAATTTATGCAAGTTCGTAACATCTTCGAAGATCCGAACGAAGTTCAATTTTGGATTGAAGCCGCATACGGAGTTCGAATTCGCGACGTACACGCAAAAGTTTTCAAAACTAACGAACAAACCAACGTAGGTCTTGACCTCGCTGGCGACTACGTGAAAGCTGTTGTTCCTCCGGTTGGAGGCTAATTAAAATAGAAAACCCGATATCCAATTCGGCTATCGGGTTTTCGTTAAACTAACTAATTGTCAAATTTATAAATAATAAATAAAATGGCTGAAAATTTTGATCCTATCACCGGTCTTGACGGTGCTGACAACATGGGAGGTTACAAAGACTACGTTCTTTGGATCCCAAAATATGCTGTAAGTGCAATTCCTACTTTGCCAAAGAAAACAGCGCTTACTACAGATGATGATTTAGTTACTGCAGCTGGCGCATTTGTTTTCAAAGATGCAGTTGCCGGTAAACCTATATTTTTTGAATGTACACCAGCTAGTGTAAAATTTGATACTCCAGCTCAAGGAGAGGTAGAAGGTCAAAGCTTTGCTCCTGCAGGCGAATTTTTCCGTGCCGGAAACAAAAAAGCTTATGCAGCTTTTGCAAGGAAATATAACAATACTCCTGGATATCTTATTGTTGAAGATATGGATGGAAATCAAATGATTGTTGGACAAAGAAACCTTGAGTGTTATTTGAAACCATCTTTCGAAGGTGGTCAAAAGAGGGCTGATAGACGTGGATATAAAGTAACATTCGCTGCTGATTCTGTAGCTCCTGTTGCATTTTTGGGTACACCTATCGATGTAGATGCATTGATCGACTAAAATACTACACCATGTTAGAACTAATCAAACAATGGCTGGAAAAACCGTCGGGGAGATACTTCGACGGTTTAGTTATTTTCTCCACCCTTGCCGGTGCCGAAATTAAAAAGAAGTATGAAGCATACTTCAACCAGGTGAAAGAAGAGCCGAAACAACATGATATTCATTTTAGTATGCTTATCAATAAAGTTACGGCTATTGCTCAGGCAGTACAACATAATCCGAAAGCATTCGAAGGTATTGAATTAGCGTTCAAAATTACCGGTCCGGATGCCGAAACTCAGCAACAAATCGAAGCAAAAAACGCTGAGATTGAAACTCTGAAAGAAAAGATCGAGCTATTGAAATCTGAAAACTCGGAAGTTTTAGCCGAAAACTTAGAATTTTCTGATAAGGTTGACGAGTTAGAATCTGATTTGGAAACTGCTCAGGATGAAGTTTCGGACTACGAAACTAAGTTGGAAGAACTCGAAGCTGAATTGGATGTACTGAAAGCCAAACGTGGTATTCAAATCATTGCTTTGGCAGATATGCCGGATGATATCCGTAAGGCTTACGATCGTAACCGCGAAATAACGCCACTTATGGCCGCAATTCATTCTGAAATAGCAGTCGAAAAACTTCATTACAAAACGCGTGAGAAATTGGTAAAACAACTTTGCGACTTTGATGATGAACGTCGTGCCAATTGGGATCTGATTGACGACTGGAGCGAAGGTAAAACATTGGCTACTGAATTTGCAGATCAACCAAAGGAACTTCCTTACGATGTAGATCCTATTATTGCCGGTGCTCAAATGGCTCGTCGCGTTTTAAAGCTTCAGGAGAATATAAAAAATTCTCAAAACACTGTTGATACCACCGACAAGGAAACTATCAAGCAGAACGCCCTGAAACGTATAGAAGCATATACTTCAGAGTTAAATGACTTGACCGAAAAGTTGAAACCTGCAGAACTGGCTTCCGGAACTGTGGAATAAACCATATTCTTATGTAAAATAAATGGGCAATGCAGCAATGTTATTGCCCATTTTTATAAAACCGAATAAACGCATGGCAAAAAATCAACTTTCAGTTTACGAAAAAATAGAACTCAGTTTATTCAAGTCGATAGACGAAAGCAGACTAGATCTTACTGATAAGGATATGGAAGTGAAAAAACGTATCAGCTTTTGCGTATCAAAAAAAATGGATAATCCGCTCATGCAAAACTCTGAGCTAGTCCATTTCTTGATGGATGGAGGTTCTGTCATTCAAAAAGAAACTGATGCTGAAGGTGTAGAATCAGAAACCGTCACACCAATGCTTTTCCGCCCTGTTTCTCAGGCACAAGCCTACAACGATATTGCAGGTATTACAAAAATTTTCGGAAACATAACACAAGTAACTAAAGCCTGGTCTAGGTATGTAATAACTGAAGTATGCTTAAAAGGCGCTCAAATTGCCGTTGAAGATCGCGACCCTTCTGGTATAGCTGCCAATATGGACAAAATTGGTAAATATACCCGTGCCGATAAAGAAGATGACGCATTCGACTACTCACAAATGCTTCCTCCAAGTTTCGAACCTACCGACGATGTAACCGTACTCGAAGGACTGGAAGAAATAGCCGATTTAGAGACCGAACGTAAGGCTTTCCGCGCTCGATTCAAGGGTAACATGTATAAAGGTGCCGAAGAGGCCGTAATCGGAGAATAATGTATACACAACCAAACCTTGATCAGACACATACTTACGACGAACCTGTAAAGAAGTTCTTCAACAAAGCCCAGCGCAACGCTATGGCCATCTCCGCGCACGATGAATACATTATCGCAGCTCGCGGTACCGGTAAGTCAGAAGGTATCGATGCGCGCTTTATTCTACGAAACGTTTGGGCAATGCCCGGATCTACCGGAGCGCTAATTTCACCAACTTACGCCAAAGCCTGGGGTAATACCCTACCGGCTATCTGCCACGCACTTGCTAGCTGGGGGTATATCGAAGGCGTTCACTACTTCGTTGGCCGTCGTGCACCTGCCGATAAAGGTTTCGCACTACCTAAACGCATGCCGTTGCGTGATGCCTGGCAAAACTGCTTCCATTTTTGGAACGGTACTATCATGGTGGTACTATCGTTCGTTGGTGGTATGTCTGCCAACTCAATGTCGCTCGATTGGATCATCGGACCCGAAGCAAAGTTTCTCGATTACAATAAAATTAAATCGGAAGTCAATCCGGCCAACCGTGGTAATCGGCAATACTTTGGAAATTGCCCTTGGCACCATAGCGTTCTATACTCTACCGATATGCCTACCAGTAAAATGGGTAAGTGGATACTCGATAAGCGTGAAGAGATGGATGACGCACATATCAACTTCATTCGTAATCTGTATCATAAGCTTATACAGTTCAAAATGAAGCCTGAACAAAACGATTATACCCGTCGTGTAATCAAAGAACTGCAGGCCGATTTAGCCCTGGCACGTCGGTACCAGCCACCAAAGAACCCAATGCCGGGAAAAGAACATGAATATACCGTTTACTATGCCGAGTACGATATCTTTGATAATCTTGAGGTTGTTGGTAAAGACTTCATTTGGCAAATGTACCGCGATTCTCCGGCACTCATTTGGCGTACAGCATTCATGAACGAACGCCTGTTCCGCGTTCCGAATGGATTCTACTCAGCACTTACCGAAGATCATTTCTATATGCCGAATGATGCCGGTGGCATTCAAAACCTCGATTTAATTGGAGTAAGTAATAAAACCAATTGGAAAAAGCTCACTACTTCCGGTTGCCTTGGCGATGGTGACTTAGATATGAACCAACCGCTATACATTGGTTGCGATGCCAATGCGGCTATCTCTACCGTTTGCATTGGTCAGGTCGATCACAATACCCGCCAGATGAAAACGATTAAATCATTCTTCGTAAAAACACCTGGTAAACTTCAGGATGCTATCCAACTATTTTGCGATTACTATAATCCATTGATCAAGAAAGAAGTCGTTTTCTATTACGACCATACATTCACCTGGGCCAGTGGTACCACCAACGACTCATACCGCGATACTGTTGTCAGTGTACTGCAGAAAAACCGTTGGAATGTCACCGATGAGTATATTGGTCAGTCAGCCGGTCACGCCTGGAAGCATTTGCAAATAGATAAAGCACTCAAAGGTGATCAGGAGATGCTTACACCTGTATTCAATATCATTCATAACGAATTCTTGAAAATAGCCATGGAGCAAACAGGCGTTAAACAAGGTAAGACCGGATTCGAGAAAGATAAATCACCCGAACACCTTCCTGATACTGCCGATAGTCCGGATGAGCACAAAACCCACGTTACCGATGCGTGGGATACGCTGTATATAGGTTGTAACTTCTACTAC